CAACGGCCGGCTTCGCCGCCTTGTCGTTGCCCGAGCCCTCGGCATGGATGCCGTACTCTCCAGGCTCGCTGGGGTCGGTCACCATCTCCGGCTTGGGCTCGTCGTCTTCCTCGTCCATGGGCTGGCTGGGTTGGCCGTTCGCTTCGACGCCCATGAGATCCATGTCGTCATCCGTCGCGTAACCACCACCAGTGTGAGAACCTGCCATCGTGTCTTCCTTTTTGACGACCATCACCGCGTCGTCCATGCGCACCGCGCACAGCTCCCCGGCACGGCCACTGTCAACCACTGCGACGTGATTCCCGCGAATGTTCCGCTGCACGGCGTCGTACTTCTCGCCCTTCCACACGCCCGGAGTCTCGTCGATGTCGCAGTTATATCCGCACGAGACTTGAGTCTTGCCGGCCCGCATCTTCGAGATGAGGTTCGGATCGTGGATGAGCAGCTTAGCCCGAAGCATTGCACCGTCCTGCTTCAGGTCATCCCCCAGGTGTCCACGGTGGTACATCTTGGCATTCTGCGCGGTGAGCATTTCGCCAGGATGGTCGTCGGTGACGGGGGCGTGATGGAACGACTTCACGGACTTCGAGTCGAAGACCTCCTCGGGCAGCCGAAGCTCCCGGCGTACCGACCCGTCGGCCTGGCGGTACTCGAACACGCCGACTCGAGTCAAGTGCGCCTCTGCGCGCAGGAAGCCGTTCGGAAGCTCTTCCGGCTGCGAGAGTGGTGCAAGGTCAAAGCGCCGTGCCATTACTTAGGAATTATAACATGCTAGGGTTCGAGTCCCGCGAACCGCTTGCTCACGGGGTCGGTTTCAGCGTCCGGGTCGCCCAAAGTAAGCGGTACGCGCTCGAAGAACTCGGCACACCGCCCGCAAAACCAGAACTCGGGACGGAGTAGCGCGGGCCAGCCGATAGCCTTGCAGTTAGGGCACCGCTCGGAAAGCGGACGAGCCACGAGCGGCTACTTCACCGCCGGAAGTTCACCCGGCGTCTGGCCGATCACCGTTCGGTCCTTCTCGCTCTGCATGTTCTGGATCGTGCCCGCACCGCCGGAAGCGGCCTGAAGCTGGCGCTTTTGCTCGGCCTGCGCCTCTTCCACCTTCGACTGATGCTCATCCATCGCCGCCTGGCGCGCGTCGTTGTCGAGGCTGGTCTTGTCCGACCACTTCGACCCGCCGAAGCGGGACTGAGCAATCTCCGCCGGTAGGACAGCGCCCGCCGCCATGTAAATCTGGTCGGCCTGCGCCTGCTTGAGGCGGATATCGGCTTGCTCGCTGTCGTCTGGCGCCTGGAGCGGATTGAACTCAATGGACCAGTTCTCGGGCTCAACACCACCCGTGGGGCCGTCCTTCGAGAGCATGATAAGCCTGAGGAAACGCTCGAGCCGCGGCTTCAGCCGGCGATTTTGCCGGTCCGCGAGCGACGTGTACCACTGCTCGATCTCCATGTCGCCGGTGGCGCTGAGGCCCGACGGCTCGCGTCCCATGAGCACGGAGACGGGCATGTCGGCCGCCGCGGCGAGCCGGTGCTCGAAGCGCTGAAGCAACTCGGGCATGCCGGTCACCGGGGTGGCCTTGCGCTCGAAGTCCTCTTCGGAGTCCAGGATGACCGCGCGTGCTACCGAGCGCGACAGGTCGATGAGCTGCGCACGCTTTCCGAGCGCGTCGTCGTCGTTCTGGAAGATGACATCCGCGAGGCCCTTGATCTTGATGACCGCCTGAGCGAAGTCGGTGAGCAGATGCGCCGCCGAGCCATAGCTCGAGTGGAAGTCCTGAAGCACCTGCCAGACTCGCACTAGCTGCGAGTTGCCCCAGCCGTGGCGCCGGAAGCGATGACGCTTCGAGACCACGATCCCGGGGAAGATGATCAGCCGGCTCTCGTGAACCTCACGCGTGACCCAGATTGGGCTCTTGTACTGGGTCGTCGGACCGCCCGAGATGGACATGTCCACGTTCAGGTTGATGTCTGGCATGATGCGGTAGATCATCGGCTCGCCGTACTTCGGCTGCGCGGGATCGCCGTAGTAGCGCACCGCCTGCATCTCACGCGGCGTGAGCACGTTCGCCCACTGGAACGTCTTGATCTTCTCCAGGTCGAGCGGGACGGTGAGATCCTCCGAGCCGTCGTTGGCCCCGACGAGGATTGCCGCACCGCCGTAAGCCGCCTCGTACAGGAGCGCCTCCAGGAAGCGCTCGGGACCGTGTAGCTCTTCGTAGCGCGCGAGCACCGCTTCCTCGGTCGGATGGGTGCTGTCGTCTTCGATCTTCACGGGCGCCGGCGGAGCCTTGTCCGGAACCTGGGGAAACAGATGCGGCGGAAGACCTGGCTTCTGGGGCGGACCCGGAGGAGCTTTCGCCTGTGGCTGGGGCGACGTCTCGGCCGAGTCCTTATGAGCCTTGAAGTACTCGATCTGGCGTAGCCGCTTGACCGCGGCTCCGCGCGAGGAGTAGGTTCCGAGGCGCTTGCCGGCGTGAGAAAACACGCCCCACTTCGAGCCGACCTTCTTTACGAAGTCCACGCGTGCGGCACAGTCACCGCCGTCTAGGCGGTCATACTTACCGGAGGTATTCTCGGGCGTGTTGACCTCGAGCCCGGTGACCGCGGTCGAGTCGCTGATGGTGATCTCGAACCCGGCGCGCATCATCTCGGTGGCGGGCTTTTCGATGATTCGGGCGAACATGTCGTCGCCCTCCCAGACCTCTTCCTGCGTCTCGCGCACGTAGAGGTTGGGGTCGATGTTGAAGTTCATCCATCGACGTTTATCGAGGTTGGAGCCGATGCCGGCGAGAGCGTTGCGCCAGCCGTCCTTACGAGGATTCGGGTTTGTCGGTTTCCGGGCAGGTTTCTTGGACTTGCGCACCGCTCTCAATTGTAGCAGATAAGGCTAAGGGTCGCCTGGAAGCCTCTGCTCGAAGAGCGACTCGACCGGCCTTCCGCATCGCCACCACCTGGGCGCCCTGGACAACACATCGTCGATGATGGTTGCTTAGCCGATCCGCAGCGAACCCAGAGGTGTCGATTGAAAGTGTCTTTCTATGCCAGCGTCGAACTTTCTTTAGACCCTCATCGAACATCTTCTCCGAGAATTCATCGGCATCGACATCGAGAAGGATGCTGATTTGGTCGTTATCGGTTCGAACGATGACCTCTACACCGCGGTCGAACCGAAAGTAATCCTCGACCTCTCTGGCATACTGAAGAAGCACAAGACTGAACTTTCGACTCGTTCGAGAAATTCCAGAAGCTTTCTCTAGCGTGTCCGTTGAGATGACGGAGCCTTTGTTCAAAATCTCAAAGTCGAAAGGAAACTTTTCTGTGGTGTTCATCTGGAGCCTTTCGAGCCAATAACCTCGGCTGTAAAGCGTCCGTACTTAGGACGCCAGTCCAGAAGACCGATATCGGACCCGGCGATATCGACGATCTTCAGAATATCCGTCTTGTTCAAGACATCCGGTCGAAATTGAATATCGATGATCGCAGCCCAGTTCGGAAACACAGGACGTGTACGCATCACTCGAGCACTCTGAACACGAACCGCTTGGACAAACCGAAAACGCTCATCCTCCCACAACGCATCTGCTTCACGAGGCCCGTCATACTCAAGAGCGAAATTACCATCACACAGAATCCCGCGTTGAGCATCCTTGCCTTGCCGCTGTGTGCGTGCAGCCGCGTTGAGAGCCCCCTCGATTACATACCCCGGTAGACAAGGCTCGAGAGCGTTATCCAGGTACAAACCTCCTTGGAACTCGAGTTTAGCCAGTGCTTCGTAGTCTGTATCCGTCTTCTTCTTCTTCTTCGAGATCTCTTTCATCGCCTTAGCGATCGGATTGAGAGGGTTAGCGAGCTGAATGTTGTGCATGATGAGAGGAGTAATGCCTTCAAAACGAACCTTGATCTTCTCGTACATAAAAGGCTCCTTTTCCAAAAGTTGATCAGACCTTACCCAACCACGCCAGACCAGACCTTGTTGATACTATCGAACCCTCGAAACGAATCGAGGATTCTGTAGTAACCTACCCGACCCGACCCTGCCCTGCCATACCGAACCGAACCACGACCGTACCCCACCTGATTGGTACTATCGAACCCTCGAAACGAGTCGAGGGTTCTGTAGTACCTTACCGTACCGGGCCAAACCATACAGCACCAGTCTCATCTCACCACACCAAACAGCATCTTACCGTACCTAACCCAACCACACCCAACCGCACCAGACCCAACCTCACCACACCGAGCCTGATTGGTTCCTGGATGAGATGCAGCTTATAGCGGTTCGGTTTCAGATATTGCTTACGAGCGCCAGAAATCTTAACGCGTCGGCACCACTGAGAAAGTTTAGCGCTTGTGATGTGGCGTCCACTTGGTCATCGAACTTTGATCTCGGAAACGCGGCGTGTTCGTCCACGAGATCTTGAAGCCAAGGCGCGCCCTCGGGAAGAAAAACCTGCGCCGCCTCGACTTGCGGCGTAACCGCGCTTGCTCTGGATTCTTTTCCGCCCTGCGGGTCAATCGGCATGATGCCCGGCACCACGGACTTCAGGCGCGATATAATAGCGGAACCATTGGCTTTATCCTCGATGAGCCAACGTCGGCACTCGGGCCATTTCTTGTGTAGGCGGACGATCTCGGCACAGGTGGCCACGAAGTCCATCTTGCGTCGGACCTGGTCGAGCAAGTACCGCTCGGCGCCGACCGCACCCCAGATCTGGATAACCACGTAGTCGTTGTCCGCACCGTCCTTGAAGGCTGCGTCCACGCTCGCCACGACCATCGGAAACCGGGGCTGCTCCTTCGGAGGGCCGTCCCAGCACGCGCGCGGGCGAGGCGAATCCCCGACCGGCTTCTTCGGGCGGAAGAAGCGCCACCAGGTGTACTTGAACGTACCACCCTCGACCGCTACCGGATGCTGTTGGTACTGGCCGGCGTAGCCGTCGGATCCTAGACGCACGCGAAAGTCGCCGAGCGCTTTCGCCGTGAGCAAGTTGGGAAAGAGTAGCTCGCCCTGCTCCTTCCGAGGGTCGTCGGCGTAGCGGTTCGGATGGTTCGGTTCGAACTCCGCCGGCAAGCAGACGACCTCGTAGCCGCCTTGGCGGATGACGTGACCGGCGAGATCGTCCTCATGCACGCGCTGCATGATGATCACGAACGCGTCGCGATCGGGGTCGTGCACGCGCGAGGGCATGACCTTGTCCCACCAATAGATCACCTCATCGCGCGCGGCCTTGCTCAGGGCGTCGGAGGTGTTGATCGGATCATCCACCACCACGCAGTTCCCGCGGAAGCCGGCGGCCTTCGACCCGACCGAGAGGCTCATGCGTAGACCGGAAGACGTGTTGGTGTACATCGCCTTCTGGTTCATGTCCTCGGAGAAGCGCCACCGCGGGCCGTTCGGCCCCTTCACGAAGCGCTCCTGGTACCAGTCGGACTCGAGCAGCGTTCTTGCACGCACGGCATCACGCACGGCAAGAGCCTCGGCGTACGATGCGAACAGCCCTCGCCAGCCAGGATTCCAGGTCCACGTCCATGCCGGCCACAGCACGGACGTGATGAGGCTCTTCGCGCAGCCAGGCGGGATGTTGATCAGGAGCTTGCGGACTTGTCCGCGTGCGACCTGTTCTAACTTGCGACAGACGAGTCGCACGTGGAAGTTGTCACGGTAGGCGTCCACCGGCTCCACGATCGGCCAAGCCTTCTGAACGAACAGGTAGAAGTCTCGACGAAGACGCTCGGATTCGACGGCGAGCGCTAGTTCGGCGACATCGGCGTCATTTTTCTTCGCCATCGGGCACCCCGTCTCCCTCGACCCCACCGAATTCCGCGTCGGGAAGCGGCGTCACGTCGATGACCGCCTCTTCGATACTGTTTAGTGGTTGCTCGGGACTTGGAAGCCCGCGCTGGGCTTTCTCGAGCGAGCCCGCGATCTGGGCCAGCTCCTCATCACTGAGCTTGGCGAGGTCGTATCTTCCGGTGACCGTATGCTGAATCCCGCCCTGGATCTGCACCACCTGCGGGCTCTTACCATAGCCACGCTCGGTAAGATACCTGGCCGCGTCCAGGCGATCACGCACCGTGGCACCAGGGACCTCGTTGGTGAGGACCTCGAACATGAACTCGATGAGCGCCGTCCCGCCGCCCGTGAGGTCATGGACCATCTTGGCCAGGTACCGAACGGGTTCCCGGGGGTACTTACGCTTTTTCTTGACCAGTGATTCGGCCATAGGCATATGGTATCACGGTCCTACTGAGCCAAAGCGGTCGCGAGATGGGCGTCGATCAGCTCGAACAGCTCTTCCTCGCGGGCGTCGGTGAGCCACTTCGGACGCGTCTTGTCGATGGGGGTGCAGGCATGCATCAGCTCGTGGACCCACACGGTTCGCAGCTTCTCGGGCAAGAACCGGAGTGCAGAGTCCAGGTGAATCTCGTTCGGTCCCCAGAGCGTCTCGCCTAGAAGACCTTTGGCGCGCCAGTCCACGTCCTCGTGGTCTCGCCACACGACACGCCAGATTTCTCCACGGATATAGACTCGGGTTGGGATGCGCTCGGGGTTCACTTGGTAATTATAACTTGCCAGGACGGCAACTTATCCTTGAGCAGTAGGAGATGCCGGAACGCTTCGGAAAGCCGCGGGACCTGGATCATCGTGGGATTTTCTTCATGAGAGGGTCCTCAAGAACCCGGCGACGGTTCCGCCGATGACGATGACTAGGTAGGCAAGCAGGAACCAATCGAACCGATGAAGCTTCGACGGCACCGGCCAGACTTCCGCTTCCTTCTTGAGCTTCATCGTCCGAGCATCCTTTCCTCATCGGACGTAAGGGCGTAGCCGTTCCGAGCTTTTAGCTTGGCCCACAGACGTGGGTTCCGGTACTTGGGGACCTTCTTCTTACCGCGCATGGTCACCTCCTACCTGTCGGATGCCGCCGGGTTCGGTTTCGTTTCGAGCAGCGGCATCGCCGGACGATCCAGATTCCCGTAGGCGTGAAACGCCGGCGTGACGACGCAGATGTCGAGCAGCCAGAGAGTCATGAACGCCGGGAAGCCGAGAGGCCACAGACCCCAACCGAGCTTCCGCATGGCGTACTTGTGCGACTCGAGCCAGGATCCGGTCTTCAGCGGCGTGGACGGCACTGCGCGCATGCCGACCGAGGCGAGGGAGATGATCCAATATGCGATGATGAGAAATGCGGTCATGATGTCTCCTTAGGTTCCGTAATCAGGGACCATGCAGTCGTCGCCGTAGGC